GGCGCAGCGGGCAGGCTGGTGCCCCTGGTCACTTCTTGGGCTTGCGGGGCTTGCGGCGGGCTGCGTCCTGGGCCTCAACCTCAGCCCTGGCAGCAGCCACGGCCTGCTCGTCCCGCAGCACCCGCTCTGCCTCGTCGAGCAGTTCGGCCAGACCTGGCACCTGCCGAAGGCCCTCGGTGGCCCTGCGGTTGCGCTCGGCGTTGATGTCCTCGATGGTGATGTACGCCGACGCCCCGCGAGGCATCTGGTAGCCGTCAGGCCATTCGTAGGCATAGCTGCGGCCCGAGGCGAAGATGTCACCCTGGCAGGTGAACGTGCGGACGATGCCGCAGTCCCGGCAGGTCTGCCTGATTTGGAAGTGGCCCAGCCGTTGCGTGGGCCGGGCAGAGACGCCCTTAGGGAACTTGCCGTTGCGGGCTTGAATCTTCGGGAACGCATGGTTGTACCGGCAGGCCAGCCAGGCGTCGTCTAGGGCCTCAAGCCATCGCTGGGCTGCTGCCGCTTCCGCCTCGTCGTAGGCGTGGGGCTGGGGCTGGTCGAGGTCTGGCACAGCGGCCAGTTTTGCGGCCATGGGGGTGGTTGTCCTCTCTTGGTGGCAACTTGCATGGATTGAGGCTAGCCAGTCACAGGCAGTAACGGGCTAAAACGGGGGTTGCTCGTCTGGGTCATCCTGGGGCCTGGCCCGCTCAGCCAGCAGCCGCTTGGCCAGGGCGGCACCCTGATGGGCAACCTCGGGCGGCGGCGGTGGCCCGCCAGGTGCCCAGCCCTTGATCGGCGGGGCTGCTGCTGCTGCGTCAGGGTTGCGGCGCGGGTGGTCCGGGTCCGGGTCATCAAGCGGGCACTGCCGCCCTGGGTGGGCTTGCCCGCACCTGCCATGGATGGCCGAGGCTGGCGGCGGCTGCTTGGTGGGCTGCTGGGCCTGCTGCCCGTTGACCCACCTGCTGCCCGGCTCCCGCATCGCCTTGCGGACGTAGGCCGCTGGGTCTGACAGGTGGCGCTCACCGACGATGAGGCGGGCCAGGGCCAGGGCGCTGTCCCGGTCCATGGTGGCCCCGGTGGCAAGGTGAATCTCGGCCTGCACCACCCTGGCAAGGTCATCATTTTCTGTCGGTCGGTCAGTCTCGGGGGCGGCTGCCTCCGGTACCTGTAGGACTGACCTAGACCCTTGATCTTCTTCTTCTTCTGTATCTGTTGACGACCCGTTCAACGACTCGTTCAACGACTCGTTCAACGGGTCGTTGGTTATCCCTGCCCCTGCTGATGGCAACGGGTCGTCAACGAGTCGTTCAACGAGTCGTCTGCTCTCGGCTGAGCGTAGACCTGCCTTGCGTCGTTGATCAACTGCTGCCTCAATGTCGGCGCGGCTTCGTTGATGCCCCAGGTAGTCGTGCATCTGGTAGCCGCTCGGCACTGGCTCAGCGAAGCCAGTCCTCAGCATCAGCCTTCGGCCGAGAGGATTCGCAATCGTGTTCCAACGATCTTGATGAATCAGGCCATCAGTGCGGCCCCTGTCGCAGTAAGACCAGGCATCAACCAGTGAGCCCATCAGAGTGAGACGATCTTGAGGCGAAAGCAACGCGAGCTTGTCATGGCGTGGCAGTTCGTTGTCCACCTTGATCCATTCCCGCATGAGTCACCCCCAACGAGTCGTCAACGGGTCGTTGCAAGCTCAAGCTGCTGGGCCTGGGGCTCTGGCAGCCCTCGGCACGGTCGGCACACCTGGTCGCCTGGGGCCAGCTTGAGAGGCAGCCAGAGGTCAGCCCAGGCCATCACCAGGCCGCACAGGGTCAGGGCCTCAGAGCCAGCCGGGGCGTGGAAGTCTGCCCCGTCCTCCGCGATGTGCAGGCACCGGAACGGGCGGGCAGCAGGGGCACAGTAGACCGTCACGGCGGCAGCACCCCGGCACAGTGCGGGCACCTGTTGGCCCCGGTCGGCTGGCAGGTGTCCAGGGTGCTGCGGGCTGTCCTCAGGTCGCTGGCTATCCGCTCGATCAGGTCAGTGACCCGGTGCTGGCTGACCCGGAACTGGGCGGCAAGCCGCGCCTGGTCATCCTCACTGATCGAGGCATCGTCAGGGATCAGCAGGGCCAGCACCATGGCGTCACGGCCAACGAGGCTCACCGCAGCCGCCGCCCTGGCCTGATCACGGGCCTGCCCTTGAGGGCTGCCCTGGTGTTGAGGCTGGCCCTGCTGCTCAGGTCTCGCAGCGGGGCAAGCTCGTCCGGTTCCCAGGGCTTGCTTGGCCAGTGCCGCAGACCCGCCCCGTGGTGGCCGGTGATCTGCCGCATGAGCGGCGGCGGGTGGCTGACCTGCCAGTAGCAGGCCACCGCGAGCACCGAGGGGCCAAGATCGCGGGCCAGGTCATAGAGACCGTTCCACCCAGCATGGTTGACGCCCAGGCCGTCACGGGGGATGCCCCGGCCTGACTTGACCTGCACCAGCACCAACTGACCGGGCTTGATGGCCAGCACGTCAGCCAGGCCCTTGCTGCCCCTGGCCAGCCAGGTGTGATACCCGGCATCGGCCAGCAGCCTGGCTGTCATGGCCTCATAGCGGTTGCCGCGCTGGTAGGCAGTCATCTGGGTGGCCAGGGGGTTGCCGGGTCGCAGCAGTCGTCACAGGCTCGCTGGTCGTGCCATTCCCGGTGCGACATGACCCGCCCGCAGCCCAGGCACAGGTGCGGGGCATCAGGGCAGCAGGCCACGCTCATCTGGGCACCACCGCCATGGCCTCAGCGTGGGCACGGTCAAGCTCAAGCAGGGCTGCCTCATCGCCGTGGCACTGCTCGGCCAGCAGGGGCATCCCGCTCAGGATGCTGTCGAGCACTTCACGGCGGGTGGCCGTCCTGCCCTGGGCGTACCATTCCACCCAGAGCGGCGGCCTGCCGACGCGGAACAGCAGCCCGTCTGCTTCCCGCTCAGCCTTGGGCTGGTTGTATTTGACCACCCAGACCGCCGCCACCCCAGGGTTGCGGGTGATCATTTCGCCTGGGGGCAGGCTGGTGCCTGGGGGCAGGTGCCGGGTGCGCCTGGTCATGTTCGGGGTGCTCAGGAACGGGCACACCTTGGCGCTGTAGGCCGCGCAGTCGTGATGGGCTGGCGGCTCGGCACTCACCAGGTTGACGATGCACATTGGCCCGATGGTGAACGCGCGGGGCTCTTGGCGCTGAAAGACCAGCCCGCAGACCCAGCAGATACGGGAGGCCCAGGCGATGCCGACCGCGCCGGGCTTGAGCACCCGGAAGTCAGGCACCGCGCCTGGTGCCCCCGCGTTGGCTGGCTGGCCGTCCGGGTCGAGCCAGGCCACAAACCAGGGCACGGGCCTGCCGTGCTTGTCATGGTGCAGGCGGGCGATCCTCAGCGGCTCATTGGCGGTGGCAGTCACGGGATGTCCTCCACATCGAACAGGGCGGGCTGGTCGTCGAGCAGCCCCGCCACCTGGGGCTCAGGCAGTTGCCTGGCCCGGTGCGGGTCATCCTCGGGCAGGGCTCTGGCCTCATCAGCAGTGCTGAACCGGCCTTTGCCGTGCAGCAGCCCTTGGCACCTGCACCGGCACCGCTTGCCCTTGGCGGTCTCACAGGTGATGGCCTGCCTGGCTGTCAGGGCTCTCATGGCTGCCGCCTGGGCAGTTCCGTGAGCCGGAACAGGGCCTCTCGCTTGGCCACCCCTGCCCGCCACTGCATCAGCAGGCCCAGGGCGAACATGCCGACCGGCACCAGGACTGGCCAGCTTGTGAATGCCAGCACCAGCACCCCGCCGCCCTCGATCACCCCAGCAGCGGCATACAGGGTGCGCGGGGTCAGCAGCCCGGTCGGCCAGTAGCCAGGGCAGAGGCAGACCGTGCAGGCGGCTGGCCCGATGGTCTCGTGCTCGCCGTCGCTGTGACCGCACTGGCAGGTCATGGCTGGCCCCTGATGGCATCCACCGCGCTGCCGTACTCGGCAGCCAGGCCGGTGAGGCGTTCTTGGTAGCGCAGCCAGAGGGCTGCTGACTCGGCGCGGTAGTCCTGCCAGGCTGCCTCTGCCGCCTCATCGTGGGCAGCCTTGGCCTCACCAAGCTGGCCCATGCGGACCTCAACAGGGTCAACCTCTGGCACGTCCACCAGCCGCGCGCCTGTGCCGGTGCGTGGGGCTCTGCCTGGCTGCCTGGTGGCACTAGGCCCTGGTCTAGCTGGCATCGTCGTCACCGCGATCCTGCGAGCGCTCAGCCTCAGCCTGGGCGTCCTCTGCTGCTGCCCTGGCATCCCGGCGTAGCTGCTCTGCCTCGATGGCTTGTATGACCTGATCGGCTTCGGCCTCGTTGAGGCTGTTGCTGCTGGTGACCTCCCGCTTGGGCTCAATCCAGTTGGCCACTGCCGCGAGGGCTTCGTCTCGCTCGGTGAGGCCCAGCCGCTTGAGCCCTGCCCAGAGGCGAGCCCGCTGCCTGGCGTTGATCATGGTGGGGGCAGCGGGCTCGCCCTGGTCCGTGCCTGCCGGTTGATCAGGGGCCGGGGCAGGCCCAGGCAAGGCACGGCGAGCGCCAGCCCCGCGCTGGCTCGCAGCGGCACGGGTCTGGCGGGGACGGCGAGCAGGCCCAGCGGCCACGGCTGGTGCAGGCTCGCCTTCGGTGGCCGAATCGACATCGGCCCCGTCTTGCAGTTCCTCAACGATGTAGGGCAGGCCCAGCAGCACATCTGAGGCGATCCACCTGGCCATTTCGGCGGTGGCCCTGGCCACCAGCATGACCTTGGGCTGGCGCTGCCATGATCCTTTCGGGTCGTTGAACCCCCGGACGCCAAGCTGCTTGGCCCTGTCGAGCGTCCAGACCGAATCGGTGGGATACCAGTCCTGACCGGCTCGCCTGCCGCGCACGATGGCGCGGGTGTTGGTGCTCTCGACTATCTCAAGATCATGGCCGTGGGCTTGCAGCAGAGCCCTCAAGGCGTTGGCCCGCAGGGCTGGGCTGCCTGACCCTGGCGGGATCACGTCAATACTCCGCAGGCTGGCCATGGGTGGCAGGCCAAGCTCTTGGCCAGTCAGCAGGGCAGCAGCCACCTGGGCCACCGTGGCATCAAGGTCAACCTGGTTGCGCTCGTCTTTGACCTTGAGGCTGTCAGGGATAAACGCCGTGGTGGCCAGCGCTTTGGCGATGCCTGCCGCAGCCTCAGCCTCAGCAGCCCAGGCCACCAGGTCACTGCCGGGCCGCTCAAGGGTGTCAGTCATCGTGCTACGCTCCCGGTGCATTGGTTGAGGCCGCGCCTGCCGGGGAAGCGGGCGCGGCCTATCTCTGCCAGCAGGCGGGCGGCCTCTGGTGCGGTCAGTTCGGTGGATGAGTCCAGGGGCCTGCCGACGCGGGCCTCGCACCAGTCCAGGCGGGCATCACGGTCAGGCAGGCGGCGGCGTAGCTGGGTGCCCAGGGCGGCAAGCTGGCCCTGGCTGGCCCAGTTCACGGCGCGGCCCGCGCTGGCTGGATGGCCTCACCGACCCAGGCATCCCAGGGCTGGGCGTTGTGATGCAGCCAGGCCAGGTGCCGGAAGTGCGCCCAGACCGCTGGGCCGGTGTCCAGGGGCAGCAGGTCATAACCATCAGCCCTGATGTGGACGCACCCGGCACGCTCGATCCCAAGCTCGGCCAGGGGGGGCGCCGCCCCATCCTCACCTGCGATGGTGTACGCCTCGGCGTGCTGGTAGGCGCACACTTGCAGGGCGGTGCTGGCCCTGACGGTCTTGGCGGTCTTGAGGTCAAGCAGCCAGACCTCATCGCCCAGGTGGGCCACCAGGTCAGCGGTGCCGCAGTAGCGGTACCGGCCAGCCTTGCCAGCCACGACAAGCTCCGTGGCGATGGGGTCAGGCTGGTGGTCATTGAGGAACGCCACGTAACTCTCAACATGGCCGTACAGGGGCTCGGGCACTGCCGCCCAGAGGTCATCAAGCCGCTGCCCGTCCTCGGCTGGTATGGCCACGATCTGCTCAGCCAACTGGTGAACCAGGGTGCCCCTGCGGCCCGCTGAGGTCATCTCAGCGTTGCTGGCACCGGCCAGCAGCTTGAGCCGTTCGGACACCTTGAGGCCGCCAAGCTCATCCCAGTGATCAACGGCATATTCGGCGGTTGTCCTGGCTGCCCACCCGATCAGGCCATCAGAGGGCATCTGCCGCAGGATCGTGGTGACCCCTGGCACGGGCTGGCGGTTGACGGCGTAGGTGTGACCAGAGCCCCGGTTGGTCCGTTTGATGATCATGCCCATGGGGTTAGCTCCCGCTCAGTGACGAATGCCCTGGGCAGCAGCAGGGCCGAGAACGGCAGTTCCCTGGCTGGCTTGCCCTGGTTGCTGGTGAGCAGTGGCGCGGCCTTGATCATGTCTGCGGTGGCCCAGCCGTCGAAGATCAGCAGTTGGCCTTGGCTAAACCATGAGCACCGGACGTACAGGTCAGCGGTCATCAGCCGGGTGGGGACGATGAGCCGCCCGCCCTGGCAGGTGAACATATGGGCGGCCTGCTGCCAGAGGGCGCACTTGATGCCGATGCCTGGCAGGTCTTGCCCGCCGTCGTTGGGCTGGCTGATCGCCTGGGCAGGGCTGGGCAGCAGGTCAGCCAGGCCCAGCCATGAGGCGAACCCGTGTTCGGCGTAGCGCCCGAACAGGTTGACCTCGTAGGCATTCCACCAGGTCGTAACGTGTTTCTCGGTCGCCCCGGATGCCATGACCGCCTCGGTGACAGCCCTGGCCCAAGCCCTGCCCTCAGGGGTGACCTCAAGGGTGATGCCCTCGGCAAAGTAGCCGCTGCGGGCCTCGCGGGTCACTGCTCTGCCTGCCTGGCATCGCGGGCCTGGTCAAGGCTGATCACAGCCAGCAGGCGGCTGGTGCGCTCCACGTCCTCAGGCGCGGGCTCAGGCAAGGCCGACACCTGCTCTCGCAGGTCTGCTGCCAAGCGGTCAAGGTCGGCCTTGGTGGGGCCGGTCATGCCTCGCTGTCTGGGGAGACAAGCTCAAACAGGGTGCCCGCGTCGTCACCGTCCTGGCCGAGGTAGCGGAGCACCAGGGCCATGGTGGTGGCGGTGACCATCTTGCCGTTGAGCAGCCGCCTGGCTGTGATCCTGCTGATGCCGCAGTGCTGGGCCAGGGCGGCGACGGTGACCTCTGCCCCCGCGTCGATGAGTCGGTGCTTGATCAGGTCTGGCTTGGCCCGGAACCCGATCCCGCTCACGGCCCTGCTCCCGTCCGTTGGCGCTGCCATGATCGCGTTGCCCATGATCGCCCTTCCCTAACGGAACGCTCAATAACCAGGAACGGTTACATAAAGACCGGAGGGGGTCAACCCGGAGAGTGACGGCCTCATCACAGGCGGCTAGACGTTTGTGGCAAGGCAACTATCCGCGCAGGTCAAGGCAAGTTGCCAAAACGTGACGCCCACCTGACCATTAGCGGTCAGATGGGCGTCTTAGGTAAAACTTTTTCCAGCTACGGGCGCGGCACCAGGGCAAGACGGTCAACTGCCGTTAGGGTGCTGTTCCCGCCACGGCCAGGGGCCACCTTGATGGGGGTCACATAGGCATCAGCCAGCAGAGCCCTCTTGCGGTCAGGGTTGATGATCCCAGCCAGCCCGGTGGCAGTGTGCTGGGGCCTGGCCTTGGCCTCCGCGATGTCAGCCAACTGGCCCTCAAGGGTGGCCATCGTGGCGCGGACCTGGGCGGTGGCTGCCTCGTAGTCCGCGATGGGCATACCTGCTGCCAGGTCACGGGCCAGCAGCCCCAGCACTGCCCTCTGGTGATCCTGCTGGGCGTGCAGCTTGGCTGCTGCCTCGGTCAGCCCAGCCTGGTTGCTGGCAGCCTTGGCATACCGCTGGGAGGTCTGCTGCCAGGCCAGCAGCGCGGTGGCCAAGACCTCATGCACATCAGCAGCCGGGATGCCCACGCCCCGGCAGGGCTGGTTATAGGTGCCATCGGCCTGCTTGTGGGGATTCTTGCACCTGTAGCTGGGCGTTTCCTTGAGCACCACCCAGACCCCAGCCACCTTGCGGCGGTCGTACATGATTTCGCCTGATAGCTGGTTGCCGCACTTGCCGCAGACCAGCAGCTTGCCTGCCCAGTAGTCGGCGCTGGGCTTGTCACCCTGGCGCTTGCGGGCAGCGAACTGGGGCTGCAAGGCGTGCCAGAGGTCTGGTGACAGGGGCGGCTCACCGTCGCGGGTGCAGGTGGTGGTGACCTCGGGCATGATCTGGCCGTCACGGTCGGTCATAAACCCAGCAGTGACAGGGCGCTGCAACGCGGCCCGGACCATCTTTTCGGTGACCAGCTTGGCAGGCAGGCGGCCATAGGCAGGCAGCCAGACCTCAGGCTGGGCAGCGAACGCAGGGGCCAGGTCTTGCCCTGCAAGCATCCTCTGGGCCACGTCGGTCAGCATCAGGCTGGCTGAGGTCTCGGTCTGCCAGTCCTGCTCCCCATCCTCGAACCCGAGCGGGGGCCTTGAGCCCAGCACATAGCGCAGGTTGCCCTTCCGCCTGGCCTCATCCTTGCGATCTTGCAGGCGGCGGGAAGTGTCATCGCTGCTCTTGATCGACACGGCGAACAGGATACGGGCGGTGAACCTGGCATCGCCGCTGGTGCCCAGGGGCAGGGTCACACCTGGGGTGTAGAGAGGCAGTTCGTGGCGCTGCATCACTGACAGGAACGCCTCGCCGTCTGGGCCATTCCTGGCCAGCCGGTCAGAGTGATAAGACATCGCCCCGGCGTATTTGCCTGAGTCAAGCTCAGCCAGGTAGGCCACCCAGCCAGGGCGGTGGACACCTGACCAGGCAGACAGGTTGTCGTCAAACCAGACGCCCACCAGGTCTAGGCCCTTGTCGTGGGCATCGCGGACCTGGGCGCTGATCTGATCTTGGACGGCCACAAGGTTGCCCTGGGGGTCACGGCTGAGCCGCGCATAGCCAGGCACCTGGGGGCAGCCAGGGCGGCGGTCCTCATCTGGCAGCCAGTAAACGGTGACCTCTGGGGCCTTGGTGCGTATCCTGCTCATGGGTGGTGCTGTCCTCTCTTGGCCTATGGGGGTGGGCGGTGCCACCCAGCTACTTGCAGTTGCAGGGGTTGCCGTCGTGGTCGGTGAGCCGGTGCAGAATGTCTGCCTTGAGGGCTGCCTCATCCACTGGGCGGCTGGCTGAGGGCACGGGGGCTGCCCACCAGGCTGCCCAGAGGGCTGCTGCTGCGTCGCGGCAGTTCATGCACTGGCAGGTGGGCTCATGGCCGGTGATGTCACAGGGCCTCTGCTGGGCCTGGGTGGTCTTGGTGCTGGTCATCTTGGTGGTTCCTTCCTTGGCGGCTTAGCCCTTGTGGCGCAGCCACTAGGCTAACAACCGTGAATGACTGGTTTATTCCCCGCCCAAGGACGAAAGTTAAACCAGTCATTGACGGGCTGGCTGGTAGGGCTGGCTGGCCACGGTCTGCGCGCTCACCCCTGGCCAGCCCAGCCCGCCCAGATCGCGGGTCTGCCCACCCAATCCCGCAGGTGCCGACACTTACCCTCTGCGCGGCCTCGATCCCAGGTCTTACGGCGCATCAACAGTCCGGCACTCCCCAGGCACCAGCCCTGGGGCTGGTCTGCCCCAGGCCCTTGAGCCGGGGGCAGGTCTCAAGCATGGCATCAGTGCCACCAGGGCGCATAGCTGAGCAGGAACAGGGCCAGGCCCAGCAGCATCAAGGCCAGGCCCAGCCTCAGCCGACCCATGGCCCCATCCGGCCAAGGCCCTGCTGGTGATCGACGCACCACCAGCCGTAGAGACCTGCCAGGCTGTCATGGCTGCGGGCTCGCTGATGGGTCAGGCAGCAGCCCCGGTGCTGCCATCGCCACCTGGCAAGCTGGCACCAGTAGCGGCCCAGGGGTGACAGCCCCACGCCCCAGCCAGCGCCAGCAATGAGGATGCCCAGCACCAGGGCAGCCCTGGTCATGTCGTCTGCCCCTGCTCAACCAGCCGGTTGCCCTCATACCGGAAAACGCGCTCCCGGCGCGGGTTGCCCTCACCAGGCCGAAAGAGCCGCACCAGGCCAGTCTTGGTGCGCTGCACGGTCGTGGTCACCAGATCACGGCGGCAGATCACCATGACCCAGGCGTCTTGCTTGCCTGCTACCTCACCAGGCGGGATGACCAGGGCCAGCTTGATGGGCTCGCTGATCCTGGGCACCTTGGGCCTGGCGATGTAGGGGCAGGCAGTCAGGCTGGCCTCTGCACAGTCCTCATGCATCCATGGGTCGGAGTAGGCCCCGCGCCAGCGGTCTGCTGAGCCAGGCCCGCCCAGGAACGCCACCCAGGCGGGCAGGCCCTTGCCGCAGACCCCGCAGAGGCGTTCGTGCCAGCAGCGCTCCACTGCTTCGGTGGACGTGATGCCCCAGTCACCCTGACCAGTGCCAGGGTCAACAGGGGTCGTAAACGGGATGGGCAGCGCCCGCCTGGGGTCTAGGGGCAGAGCCCGGACCTGGGCAGGTAGCTGCCGCCATTGGTCATGCTGCATTGGTGGCCATGGGGGTGTTGCCTCTCTTGGTTGGTTGTCCTCAGCCAATCACAAACTGTGACCTCAGGGCATATGCTTGCCAAGCCAATGCAAAGGCAAGATCACCCCAGACGGGAGACATAGGCCCATGACGGCAACCACCAACCCACCCAACCCTGCTCAAGACCCAGCGGAAGACCTCGGAGTCTGGCTGCGCGGCCTGGGCTTTGCCCAGCTTGACGGTGGCTGGTTCCACCGCGAAAACGTCCGCATCCGGCTGGTTAACGGCGGCGAGGGGGTCAACCTGCACATATCAGCCAACGGGCGGCCTGCCTGGCTGGCCCGGCTACAGGAAGCGCCCAAGACCGCCATCATTGCCCTGCTGGGCATCGCGGGGATCGAGACCAGGCGATGAAAGAGACCCGCATCGTTCTGACCGATGACCTGGCCAGGGCTGAGGGCGAGACCGCCGTTGAGGCTGACGTGACAGTCTGGCTGGGCTACCAGGTGAGCGGCACCGATGACAGCAGCAGCGCCCAGGTCGAGCTTGAGCTTACGGCCCAGCACCGCAAGGAGCTTGACGAACTGCTGGCCAGGTGGCTGGCAGCCGGGCACAGGCCAGACAACCCAGGCACCATGCCCAAGATGGCCCGCATTTACCACCCGCCAGCACCAGGCACCCCCTATGGGCGGCGGGGCCGGGAGGTCAGTGCTGCCACCTTGCGGCTGTTCGCCTTCGCTGAGCGCCAGGGCATCGACATCTGGCATAAGGCAGACGGCTCTGAGTACAGCAACGGCAAGCCCTACCTCAGCCCGACCCTCAAGGCTGATCTGGCCGCGTTCGTGGACACGCCAGCAGGCAAGCACTGGCTGTCCACCCTGACCGCCGCCCAGGGGGGTGAGGCAGAGTGACCGCTGAGCCCGCCCAGGACGGCCCTGCGAGGCTGCCCAGGCCCAGGCCCCTAAGGGCACCAGACCCAGAGCCAGAGCCGGTGAGCGTTGATCCTGTGACCGGCTGGGCCAGGTATGAGCCAGAGGGGATGCCAGTGCAATGGCGGCACCCTGACTGGCCCAACTGGTATGCCTGGCGGGGGGTGGCCGATGTTGGCTACTACGCCCGCCGCCCGATGTCCTCACCACCCCTGACGGTCGGACCCAAGCCCGGCCTGGCAGCCCTGGTGCCCCTGATGGGCCAGGCCGAGGCAGACAGGCACCCCCGGTGAGGCGGGCAGCACTGGCCCTGGCCCTGAGTGCCGGGCTGCTGGTGGCCTGCTCAGGCCCAGCCCTGGCCGCGCCACCGACGCCACCAGTCAGCACTTGCGGCTGGTGGCGGGACTACAGCAGCAGCAAGGGCGGTGCCCTGTCTGCCTACCCAGGCAAGACGCCCACCCATGACACCCAGGCCACCGTGCAGGGTGACGGGGCCTGGCGGGTCTGCATCAACGTGGGCAACCAGCAAATATGGCTCAAGTCGGCCCCGACGTATTTCCTGGCCGACGTGGGCGGGCTGGTCAAGTGGACGCAGAGCGACCACGGGCAGGCTGGGCTCTGGACGTTCCACCAGCAGCCTGGCCCTCAAGGCGGGTGGGAAGTCACCAACCGCCAGTTTAGTGATCTTGACCTGTGCGCCCAGGGCGGCGGCGGCAGCCGGGTTGACTTTGCCCTGGTCGGCCACTGTGCCAGCCACAGGCGGGAGGTCTGGGCCTGGTCTAGCCAGCCCCAGCGGCGGGTGATCCTGCCCAGGGCACCCTAGCCAAGGCCACCAAGCTGGCCGGTGCGGGAAGCGCAGCCCATAGGCCATAGCCACCTGCACCGGCCTGCCTGGCTCAGCCCTGCCTGCGGGGGCCGGGGCAGCCAGGATACCGGGGAGACGGCGGCAGGTCACTTGAGACTGGCAGTGACCTGCCGCCGTTGCGTTGTCACCTGGGCCGGTGCCGGTCCAGGGCTGCGCCAGTCAGGGTGCCAGCCAGGAACGTGCCAGCTACCCAGAGGTCAGCCGGGCGGGTGATCAGGTCATAGCCCACCACGGCCAGCATCAGGGCCACCAGCGCGGCCAGGGCTGCCAGCCACGCGAACCGCATCAGCCCTGGGGTCAGACCGAGACGCAGTAGCTAATCGGGCTGGTCGGCCCTGTGCTGGGTGAGTCCACCTTGACCACGGCGCTCTTGCAGCCCTCAGCCAGGGCAAAGCCCTGCCGCCCAGCACCCTGGTTGAGAGTCAGCGTCACGGTGCCCCCGACCGAGGGGTCAATCCTGATCACTGCCTGCTGGCGGCAGCCGAAACACAGCCGGTGCTTGCCGTCAGCCTGCTTGTTAGTGAACACGAGCAGCGCCCGGTAATCCTTGTCGAGCAGCAGTTGTGCCATGTCGTCCTCCTCATCCTCGGCTGGCGCAGCACTGCTGCCACCGCCGCCCTTGGCCCATGTCAGAACTTGATCCATCGGGAACCCTGAGCCGCAGTCAACGTGACCGCCGCCACCTGAGCCCAGGTTGATGTGCTGGCAGACCCCGCGCCCGCCGCCCTGGGCCTGGCTGTTGCTCAGGGCTGTGATGGGAATGCCGAACTGCTTGGCTTCCTCGGCTATCCAGTCCGCAGCGTTGCGGAGCATGTTTTCGTGCTGGTTGAGCCAGGTTGACCGTGACCACTTGGCGAACCCGCAAAGCTCAAGCTGCACCGCGACGTTGTTGTAATTGGCGGCAGTCCAGGCGGCATTGCCGCGCTTGACGTACTCACCAATCTTGCCGCGCTTGTCATCGGCCCCGGTGTGGCTTGAGACCTGGTTGCTGTAGTTGGCAAAGAAATTGCCCAGCGATTCGATGGTGGTTGCGCCCTCGGCGGTGTGCAGCACGATGAGCCGCACCCCGCTGGTGCTCCTGCCGTGGTAGCAGGGGCTAGGCATCCATATCCGTTGCAGAGCCATCGGCGTAACCTCCGTCCTGGTCTCGCAGCGGGGTGTGGGTCTGGTGCCCTGGCTCTGGGGCCTCACCTGGCACCACGTCAGGCCGGGCTTCGTCGTCGTGCGCTTGGATGCGGGCAAACCGGCCCCGCAGGTGCTTCCAGTCCGACCGCTCCCGGTCGTCCCGCAATCGGTCAAGCAGGCCCATCACTGTCTCCGTTCTTGTCTCGGTGCTGCTGCTGGCTGTAAGCCCTGGCCCCGACGTAGCCGCCCAGCACCCCGATGAGCCCGCCTGTTATGGCAGTGATCACTTGGGTGGCGTTCTCGCCCAGGGGCCGGGGTGTCTGGTTGTCAATGACGCTGATGAGCATGGCCACCATGAGCGCGGTGATAGCCAGGCCCAGGGCCAGGGCCAGCACCAGGGCCACCAGGTCAACCCCCAGGTGCGGGCGGCGGGCCATCAGCAGACCCGCTTAGCCAGGGCCACCTGACTGGTCAAGCTCTGCCCTGAGCCGCCCCAGGATGCTTGCAGCGAGAACACGCCGTCACGGGTGGAGTCCTTCGCATTGGTGCCTGACGACTCGGCCTGGTAGCCCTCAACCACGTTGCCGTTGCTGGGGCTTAGGTTCGTGTTCCACTCGGATTGGTTGCCCTTGACGAAGCTGCGGACCTGCCCGCCTGTGCCGAGCGACACGACGATGATCCGGGCAGTTGCCCACCAGCGGAACAGGTTGCTATTGCCGAATGAGGTTGACCCGAAGCCCAGGGTGACCATGGCCACCGCGCCGACATTGGCCCGGAATGACAGGGTGGTCTTGCCCGCCTGGGTGATCGAGCCATTGCCCCAGACCTCAAGCTCGTAGACCGCGCCGACATCACTGTCGTAGGCAGGAATGGTCATTGACGCCAGGGTGCCCCAGCCGGTGCCGCCGTAGCTCAGGCTCGGGAACGTGGCCCGGCCCCAGCACCCAAGGCTGCGGGCATTGCCTGGGTTTAGCTGCATCGCTGCCGATGTGCCTGCTGAGGCTGGCACGAAGATCAGCCCCAGGAAACAGCCCGAGCGGCCCGCCATGGCTGCCTCAGTGATCAGGGCCAGTGTCCAGGTGGCATTGTCGGGGTTGATGTCTGCCCAGAGCACATCGACGCGGGCAGAGGCCCCGCCTGCTGTCTCGTTGAACGTGGCAGAGGCCCGGTTGCCGATCACTGCCCTGGTGCCGTCGTTGCAGTCCACCACGGCCAGCCATGGCCCCATGGTGATGGCCAGACCTGACCCAGCGGTGAGCGTCGGCGCGGCTTTCAGCCCGGTGAGGTTGCTCCCGTCAGCCAGCAGGGCTGCAATGGCTGAGCGGTCGTCTATCGCGTTGAACTGGCCAGCCTGCCCCCATTCCAGCAGGCCCGTTGGCATGGTCATGGCGTCGTCCTCCGTTACGGGTTGGTGCCACCAGGCGGGTTGCCCAAGTTCTGGTGCAGGGTGTTGACCACCTGGCCGTTGAGCCGGGCAAGCTCCCGCACCAGGCTGCGCTTGTACGGCGGCGGCTGAGTGATGGCGATGTCCCATGAGACGGTGCCTGCTGCTGCATCAGCACTGGCCCCGATCAGCCGCCCCATGGACGTGTAACCCGAGGGCACCAGGGGATCGGCCAGGGCTACGGCCACGTCATCGCCCATGGCATAGGTGCCCAGGGGCGGCCCGTTGACTGGCACCGTGGCGGTGACGGCGAACTGAGGCCCGCTGTAGATGCTCTGGGCGGTGTTGGCCCGGTCGGTCAGGGTGGCGGTGTCGCTCACCCCTGGCCAGTCGTCAACATGATCAATCTCGGGCAGCCCGGCCTGAGGCTGGGTCACCAGCACGCTTGGGTTCGTGCCACTGGTGGCTGAGCCCACGGCGAAGGTCCGGGTCCGCATCTGGTCAGAGGTCCAACTGCTCTCGAACGTGACGGCCCCGCCTGGTGCCACCAGGGCCAGCCCAGAGGCATTGCTGCCAACACGGGGGTAGGCGATGTGCAGGGTGCAGGTGGGCTTGCCTGACCCGTCCAGGGCGTACTCAGAGCGAAACTCAGGCCCGTTGGTGACCTGGCACAGGCTGACAAGCAGGTCGCCCCTGCTCTGCCCTTGCAGGTACGTGTACGTCCGCTGGCGGGTGCGCCCTGGGCCTGGGGTCAGCAGCCTGGGCACGCCGATGTTGTCCAGGCGGGCAGCCAGGTCACCGGCAATGGTGGTCTGCTCAACGCCGTTGTAGGTCTGCGTCGTGGCGTACTGCTTGACGTTGAGGTAGCCGGGCAGTTCCACCAGGCTGACCGTGACCGTGGTGCCGCCCTGGTCGGTGAGCCCTGTTGCCAGCCCTGCCCAGACTGGCTGCCCGGCGTAGTAGGCCCAGAGCCGCCAGCCATAGAACTTGAGCAGGTCTAGCCTGCCCATGGCGGTGCCCTCAAGGACGATCACGGCCTCAGCAGAGCCAAACCCGGTCAGCGCCCACGAGCAGGTAAAGCTCTGCACCGACACCTGGCCGATGGAGGCATAAGGGCTGACGCTGTTGTCCGCGTAGAACGTCCAGAGCCCTGGCAGGGCAACAGGGTCACCCGTGCTCGGCGGCAGGATGGGCGGGCTGGTCATGCGTACACGTCCCGCCAGGACAGGTCAATATGGCCGCCGCCTGTGCCGTAGAGAGACCATTGCACGCTGGACTCAGGCGGGATCAGCAGCGGCGCGGTGCCTGCCTCAAGGTAGTTGGCACGCGAGGCCCCGCCTGGTGCGATGGCGGTCAGGGTCTCGGTGTTGACGATCACCTGCTGGCCTGCTGCGAGCGGGGCCAGGTGAATGGTGGTCTGCCCATCGGTGAGCCGGGAGTCTGACAGGTCGCCGTAATAGGTGGCCAGGACAGGTGCCGGGGCGCTGCCCGCGTTCACCAGCCGGGCCGCGTTGGGCAGGTCCGCGCTGGCGTAGGACCGCAACGGCTGCCAGGGGTAGGCGCGGCCAGTCTGCCCGCCTGCTGCTGCTGGGCTCACCGTGATGGTCTGGGTTGCGGCGTCGTACAGCCGGGGGTCAGCGGCGGTCAGTTCCACCTGGTAGACGAAGAAGTAGCGGCCAGTCCACGCCACCGTTAGCTGGCTGCTGTCGGCCCTGACGTTGGCTGACAGCAGGACTGTGCTGCCGTCGCCTGCGCCCTCGTCCTCTGCGATGGTCAGGGTTGCTGGCTGGGGGTTGGCTGCCCTGGCTGCCAGGTCTCTGGCGAACTGGTTGAGGGCTGCCCTGGCGTCGGGTATCTCAGCAGCCACGGACCCGGAGACCACCACCACCCTGGCCGCTAGGGTCTTGAACCCAAAGATCGCCCCGTCAGTCAACTGCCTGAGCAGGTCGTTGCCGTTCAGGGCTGGTGACCCGTACCAGCCGTCAACGTTGGTCACCACCGTGACCACCCCGTCGCCCCGGTCGCCGTCGTTGAGGCTGAGCCCATCCCAGGTGATTGGCAGCAGGTCTGGGGCTGGCAGGTAGCGGGGCGCGACATAGGGCGGCGGGGCACTGGTGCCGGTGCCAGCCAGGCTGATCTTCTTGCTGGCAATGGCCCCGGTGCCGGTGATGGGCATGGGGGTGGCGCTCGCGGTGCCGGTGCCCGCCAGCTTGATCTTCTTGCTGGCGATGCCACCAGAGCCCACGATGCCTGACCCGTAGGTGCCCAGCCCGGCCAGTTTGATCTTCTTGCTGGCGATGGCCCCGGTGCCGGTAAAGGCCGGGTAGGTGTGCGTGCCCGAGCCCGCCAGGGTGATCTTCTTGGAATGCACCGCGCCTGTGCCAGTGATCGGCGGCGGCAGGACTGTGCCCGAGCCAGCCAGGCTGACCTTCTTGCTCGCCACCGTCCCCGTGCCGGTGAACATGGGCAGGAACGTCCAGAGGCAGCCCCGGATATTGGTTGGCCCTGTTGGCACCGTGACCGTGACGCTGAGCGAGCCAGGCGGGATATCCAGGGCGTGCCCAAGGCCCTGGTATTGCGTCAAGCTCTGCCCGAAGTCGGTTGACCAGGTGCCTGGTGCCCCAGAGAACGTGGGTGCCCCGCCACCGGTCTGATTCTCGCTGCTCACCACGCCCGCATCGAGCAGGCCCACGGTGGTAACCGTCCACGTCAGGCTGCTGACGCTGGCCCCGGTGCCGATGTATTGCAACTGGTCAAGAGGCCCCGCACCTGTGACCGCAGCAGCCACCATGCCCACGGCCATGGTGCCCGAGTAGCCAACGTTGGCGGTGATCGTGTCGCTGGTGCTCAGGGCCTTGGTTGCCCCGCCTGTTGAGCCGCCCGTGGCCCCTGGGGAGCGGAACACTGCCCCGGTCGGGTTGACCCCAGCCTGCACCCCGTCACGGGTGTAGACGTTGCCCTGGCTGTCCGTCACGGTGGTGGTGGCGCTCAGGTTGGTGGAGTTGGCCACCACCTGCACCAGCAGCGTGTCACCCGCCAGGCTGGGCGTCGTGATCGGCAGCACCCGCGTGGTCGAGCCGACACCGCTCTGAGTGAACGTGCCAATGACGACAGGTGCCAGGGCCATGGGGCTACTCCGTAGCGGTGTAGGTCAGGCTGCTGACTGCCACCGCGCCGCCCGTGGTGAGGCTGGTTGACGAGAGCACCAGGTCTGCCGCGCTGGTGCCCACACTGCCGTCAAAGACAGCACCAGCAGCCGAGGTCAGTGCCCGGAACCAGGTCGCCGTGCCCGTGGCCGCAGCGTTGGCACCTGTGATGGCGTTGGCCGTGGCCACCCCAGCAGCCGCAGCACCGAACGCGGTTGCCGAGAACGTCAGGGTGCAGAGCAGGGTGCCGGTGGCTGCCTGGTTGGCGTTGGCAGGCTGGGTGCCTGACCTGATCTGAATGGTGCCCCCGTTGCAGAGGGCTGTGACGGCATTGGCTGCCGCGTTAGCAGCCGCATCTGACAAAAACGGGTTGTTAGCCATGGCTTAGGCCCTTCCGGTTGCTGCCGCCCAGGCCAGGCGGCGGGACACTGCTGCTGCGATCTGCACTTCGCTCTGGCCCTGGGCCGGGTGTACGTGGATGACCACGGCCTGCTGGGCTGCTGGCATCTGGGCTGCTGGGCCAGTCAGAGGGCTCACGTACTCAGGGCCACGCTCCCCGAAGAAATAGGCAGACCCAGTGCGGTGGCCAAAGCCGGTGATTGGCTCGGTAATCATTCCGCCAGTGGCATAACCATGGCCGTGCCCCAGCACTGCGGCAATGCTGCTGCCATACCTGGCAATGGCATAAGCGACGGCGGCGTAAATGTTGGCCAATGGGTCAAGAATGCCCCGCGAGCGGTACGGCCCTGCATATGCCGCAAAGGTCGGCGGAATGACCTGCATAAGGCCCTGCGACGGAATCCCGGCCGCAGCGTTGGAATCCCACCTATTGATAGCGAATTGGTTGCCGCCACTTTCGGTCTGCATTTGCGTCATAAAGGTGCCGAATAGCTGGGGAATGCCAAAGTGCGCCAGCACCGCCCGCATGATCCCCGCCCACCGCATGACCCCTGTACCTGTACCGCCGCCGAACAGGCCGCCGAAGAATCCGCCTATCTTGGTGAGTGCGCCCTTAAAGAATCCGCCGACCTTGCCCAGGGCTGACAGGGCCTTAGCGGGCAGGCTGCCCAGGCTGACCATGCCCTTGGTGACCAGGCTGGCCAGGGCGTTGGGAATGCCACCGAATACAGTCTTGGCGACGGCCAGCGGATTGGCCCTGACAATGCCCTGAATAAAGCCCGCAGCTACGTTGTGCCCCAGCCCTGCCATGACCTCTGACGGGGAATGGATGCCGAAGAAGTGTTTGACGGCATTAACCACGGGGTCAACGATGTGGCCCTTTACCCAGCCCGCGATGCCTGCCAGGGCTGAGGTCATGCCGCGCAGCAGGTTGCCAATGGCACTGCGGCCTGCCGCATAAAGGTTGCCTGCGATGGTGCGGACGATGCCCACCAGGGCGTTGAGCCCCCGCGAGACCGCCGCCCGCAGCAGGCCCATGACGGTGCCCACCACGGTGACCAGCGCCCGCATGGTGGTGACCACCACGCTGCGGATCGCGCCCCATGCCTCGATGCTGACCTTGGTGACGGCCCGCCAGGCAGACACGATGGCGTTGCGGATCACGGTGAACCCGGCCACCACCACCGAGACCATCACACGGGTGACCGAGACTGCGACCCGTTGCAGGTCTAGCAGGGCTGGGATCAGGCCAGGGCTGCCGCCGAGTATCCACCTGACCACATCGGTGATGATCCTGACCAGCCAGGTGAGGGCACCGACCAGCAGCCTGATGAGCGGCACCAAGACCTTGATCACGTACCACTTTTGGAACGCCACGTACAGGTTGATGGCGGGCACCAGCAGCTTGAGAACGACGCCGAGCACCAGGCCCAGCAGTTGCGCCAGCAAGGCGATCAGGGGGGTGAGGCTGAGCAGCAGCGGAGTCAGGGCCTTGATGATCGGGGCAAGTAGCTGGCCCAGTGTCCTGCCCAGCAGGGTGATGATCGGCAGCAGCGGCTTGAGGGCCGCCAGGATGGCCTTAAAGGCGGGCATCAGGGCGGTGATCAGCGCCCGGACCAGGCCCATGACTGCCTGCCGGAACTGGGGCGATACGGCCATCAAGGTGGCGAAGATCGTCAGGATGATCCCGACCGGGCCAGCAGCAGCACCCAGGGCCTTGCCCAGCCCTTCGGCCTCACCGACCACCCCGCCGAGGGCTGGCACCAGTTGGACGGCTGCCGCCTTGGCGATGGACAGTATGCCGTTCTTGACCAGCATCAGCGGGCCTAGCAGGTGCTCAAGCAGCCCGCCCAGGATCGGGATGTGACCCAGCAGCCCTGCCCCTGTGAACACGGCAGAGGCAGCCCCGACGCCGAGCAGGGCAGGGCCAAACCGCTTGATGGCGTCCGCGATCTTGGCAATGGTCTGCGGGTTGATCTTGTCGATAAACCGGGTCAGCCTGGCACCCAGCCCGCCGACTGGCCCCAGCACCCTGCCAGCAGCCACCCCGATGGCGTTGACAATGGGTGCCAGCTTGCCCCCTGGCCCGACTGCCTCAGCGATGGACTGGCCCAGCTTGGCGAACCCGACGAAGGCGGGGGTGAGCACCTTGACCAGTTGCCCGCCGATGGTCTCGGTGAGGTCTTCGGCTGTCAGCTTGAGCAGGCGCAGGGCACCCTGGGGCGTCTTGAGTTGGGCGGCGTAGGCCCCGGCGATGCTGCCCCCAGCCTTGGTGACAGCGTTGAGCACCGCTTGCGACTTCTCGGCGTTGGTCAGTTCGGTGCTGGTCTTGCCGATGCTGGCTGCGTACTTGTCCAGGGCGGTCTTGCTGTCAACGTAGATGCCTGCCCGCTTGAGGGCTGAGGCGTTGCCGGTGGCGATGGCCTTGGTGATCGCGGTCTCAACGCTTGAGTAGTCACGGCCTGTGACCACGCTGGCGTTCTGGGCGATCCGGGCCAGGCTGGTGGCATGGGCCAGGCCGATGTGCTCTCGGGTGAGGTCAGCCACGGTCTGCTGGGCCTGGCCAGTCTGCAAGCCCAGGGCCTTGAGCCCTGCGACTTGTTTCTGCATCGCGGCATAGCTGACCCCGTTGGCCTTGGCCAGAGCCCGCAAGCTGGCGTCCATCGCGGCCACCTTGCTGGCAGCCTTGAACGCCTCGACGCCGAAGGCCACGGCGGCGGTGGTGGCCACGCCCAGGCCAGTGGCAACAGACCTGCCGACTGTGCCCGCTATGGGGGCGATCTTGGCCAGGCCCTTGCCCAGCCTGCCGCTGATGGTTGCCCCGGCCTCATCCCCGGCCTTGGTGGCTGCTGCCTTGACCTGGCCTGGCAGTTCACGGGTGTTGGCCGTGACGGCGACCTCAAGGGTGGAGTAAGCGTAGTTAGCCATGCTTCGTCACCACCCCTGGCAGTCCGCTCAGGGCGTAGACAGCAGCAGCCCACTGGCCTTGGGCAGGCTGGTCACCATTGGTCGCATACGAGGCCCCACGTCCTGCTGAGGCCCTTGCAGGTGGCCTGGGGGGTCTGGGTATGGGCTTGGGCCTGGTGGCACCCTTGGCCCCAGCAGCTTGCAGGGTCACCCAGGTCAGTTGGGCAACGTGGTCAACCAGGACGGCCAGCAGGTCTGCCTCAGCAGACCAGGGCTCACCTGGCAGCCTCGCCCACGGGGGCAGCCTGTTGGCCAGCACCCAGACCCGGCGCAGCGAGACACCTGGGTCTAGCGTGTCAACCCCGTAAGCGGCCATCAGGGTGGCCTCTACGTCGGGGTCAAACCGGCCCGCGCAGGCTGCGGCGAGTTTGGGAGACCGCCCACCCCGGCAGCCTCGCCCACGGCCTCGAACAGCACCGTAAGCTCACCCACCGTGATGCCCGCGCTGACAAGCTGGTCGTAAGCCTCGCGGCCCAGCAGCATGACCAGCGCCCGCTCAAGCTCGCCCTGCCCGATCAGCGATTGCGCCTCAAGGGGCCAGGACTGGGCAGGGGGCACGCTGTAGCTGCTGCCCTTGTACGTGAACAGGAACGGCTCAGGCTTGACCTCGGCCATGGCAGCAGCAGCCGCCTTGTCAAGATCAAAGCCCTTCCGCTGCCCGTTGGCAGCGCCGGTCACGACGGCGGGCCAGACATGACCGTGCAGAGCACCTGGTTATCCGCCTGGGCGGTCAGGGTGACCTCAAGCGGGATGGTTGCCCCGCGAGTGATGGCCATGTCCCCGGCGTCGGTGAGCAGCGCCCTGGTGAACCCGACGCGGAGCACCTTAGCGCCGTCCAGTGAGTCGATGGCCACGGCGTACTGGTGCCCGCCCTTGTCCACCCTGACCGGCATGGTGAATGAGCCATCGGTGGGGCTGGGCACCGGCTGGTCAGCGTCAAAGTAGATGCCGAGCGTTTGCACGTTCAACTGCCAGAAGATCATGTGCAGGGTCACGTCACGGCCAGTGATCACCGACCGGATCGGGGCCACTGACTGCCACGGCGTCATGTCCTGCTTGCTCGTGTTCTGGCCGATGGTTGGCCCGGCGTCGGACAGATAGCCCAGGTTGAGCCAGGGCGTGGCGAACGCCGTCTTGCAGTCGGTGGGCAGGGCGGTGCCCACCGGGGCGACCCAGACACCTGGCCCGTTCGGGGTGCCGATCTGCACTTCCGTGGTGGTCAGGGTCGGTGCCCAGGCGGCTGCGGCCACGACCTCATCAGGCGGTGCGGCTGTTGGCATGGTCTTGCGTCCTTCCGATCAGCCAGGTGGCACGGGTCGCGGGCATCGGGCTCACGGGGTCACCTGGGGCGGGTGGGCTCGTATCTCGTAGCGGGTGACGTACCTGGGTGCCCCGTCCGGGTCGGGCATCCAGAACGGACCCTCAACGGGCTGGGTGTAGGCCACCCAGCCCTCAGGCCAGGGCACGTCAGGCAGGCCGGTGATGCGCTGCCTGATCTGCTCAGCCAGGTCACTGGCTGCCTGCTTCGTCTTGGCCCTGGCGTCGATCTGCACCGTGTAGGCCACCAGCCACGGCGGCCAGGTGTGGACGGCTGCCACCGTGAACGAGTTGACCCCCGGCAGGTCTTTGACGTTCGCCCAGACCCATGCCTCAAGGTCTGGGTGGATGACCTCAGCAGCGGTGGTCACCGCAGCCCCCGGTACCTGGCCAGGACTGGCCCCAGCGCGGGCTCTGCCGCCATGTCTTTGGTGCCAAACTCAACGAACGCGGTATAGGGCACCGGGTTGGACAGCACCCGCACTGCCGGGGCTCGGCCCTTGGCAAGCTCCCACCCTGCTGCCAGGTCTCCGGTCGGGCCGTGCGGGGTGGCTGCCTTGACCTCAGCCAGGATGTGCTCAGCCAGGTCACCGATGAGGGGATCAGCGGCCTGCCTGGGGGCGCTCGGGTGGGTCACCTGGTAGCGGGTGCTGGCGGGCATCACTGCCCCCAGCCATCAGTGCCGTGGCCCTCAGCGACCCAGCAGTCAAGCTGGCCGGTGCCGGTCGGGTCAGTCACCAGCCGGGCGCGGGCCAGGGCTAGGTGCTGGCTGCCCACCACCGCGACCATGCCGTCTGCAACCGGCGCGTCAGGTGGCAGGTACAGGGTTGCCAGGGCGGCGGCGTTCGGCTCGTAGGGGCCTGCACCGCCGCCCTCAGATGCCCTGGGATCGCTGGGGCCTGGGCCTGGCTGGTAGCTGCACTGCCCTTGCCACACGGGGGCGCTCAGGTCTGGCTGAGCCCATCCGTGCGTGTCGGGGTCGGCGGCCTGGTCGTAGAGGGCCACCTGGGCAGGGCTGAGCAGCAGCACCTAAGCGACCTCCCACCAGCCGGGGATGCCGCCACCAGCCACCGCGCTGCCGTAGCCGGGCCAGGGGGCACCGATGTGCCAGAGGCCCGGCATGGCGTTGACCAGTTCGGGGCTGTCCGAGGCTGCCAGGGACCGATGCCAGGCGGCGCGGCTCATGGCTGCCCCATAGTCGCCGCCTGGCATCGGTGGCGAGTAGGCCACTGACTGCGCCCCGGTGCTGACGTTGGACACCGCAGGCGAGGGCGGCAGCATGGCCGCGTAGCCCTCCCACTGCAAGGCGGCGCACAGGTGCGGATCAGTGGCC